ACACGAATTACTAGGAGGTAACTTGTATAAAAAACTACAAGCAGATATTTTAGCTAACACACTTACAGGGGACTATGAGACTTTAATGACTACACACATTAAGCCTATATTAGCTCAGTACGCATTACTAGAGTTCTTACCATTTAGTCAATTCAGCATCAATAACAAAGGTGTCTTTAAACACACTAGCGAAGCCGCTGAGACGTTAACTAAGGCAGACCTTAATATGATGGTAGAGGCTACTAGAGATACAGCACAACACTACGCTAATAGAATGGTGGATTATCTCTGTAACTACCCGTCTTTATTTCCTGAGTATTTAACAAACTCTAACGACGAACTAAGCCCTAGCCGAGATACTAATTTCGGAGGTTGGGAAATTTAGAAGATATGATAAAACTAATTGCTGACTATGGCACTTATGGCCTGTGGATTCTGAGCACTAGAGCAGCCGTTATAGATTTTGTAGAAGATGGTAGTTTTGATGTAAACTCTATGAGCTTTTTAGTCTCAGCTTTAGGTGTGGTTTGGACTATAGTGAAAATAGCTAATTCAGTACTAGATGGTAGAGTAAACAGAGAGCAGACTAGACTAGAGAACGAAAGGTTATTAAGAGAGATTTATGAGCTAGAAGACTACAACCGAGAAGACGAAGTAGATGAGAGATATAACTAAAATTATAATACATTGCACAGCCACCCCTGAAGGTAGAGATGTTTCTGTGGACACTATAAGACAATGGCACTTAGACCGTGGTTGGTCAGATATAGGCTATCACTATGTAATAGACCTTGAAGGAAACCTACACGAAGGGAGACCCGTTGAAAGACAGGGCGCACACGTCAGAGGATATAACAAAGGCTCTATAGGAATAACATACGTAGGCGGTGTTGACTCCAATATGAAACCTAAAGATACAAGGACAGAAAAGCAAAAGGAGCGCTTAGAGGCTCTTGTAATGGATTTAATGAACGGGTATACAAATAGTACACTTCACGGACATAACGAATTTAGCTCTAAGGCTTGCCCTAGTTTTGACGTACAAAAGGAATATATAAATATAATAAACTACTTTAAAGATTGTGAGTAAGCTAAGGGAGATTTTCATAATACTTTCATTTATTGGAGGTGCTACAATTAGAGAAGACTCTACTAAGTACCCTAAAACTCTTATGCTTATAAACAGACTTTTAACTATAACACTAATACTATGGATAATAGCAACCCGAAATTAAGAAAAAACGGCGGAGAAGGAACTAACGTAGGCAATGCTCTTCGTTGGCTCGTAAAGCAAGGTAAGGTTATCGCTCCTGAGCTTTTAGAGGCTGCGGGTGGCATAACAGGTATAAAACAATTAAGCGCCTTAGGAGACGTTATACGAGCTGATAAGACACTAAGCCAACCTGACAAAGATATACTACTCCAAGAGATGGAAAATGATATGATTGAAATGGTTGAGGTTACTAAGCGTTTACAAATAGATAGTGAGCACGCTATTACTAGAATGATTAGACCCGTATCTTATGCGGCTATGTTTGTATTGTTTATGTCAGTAGTATTACTAGACGGTAATTTAGGAGCTTTTACAATAGATAAAGCTTACGTTCCTGTGATACAATCTTTATTCGGTACTATGACTATATTTTACTTTGGTAGTAGAGGTATTGAAAAGGTTATGAAAACTATAAAACGCGATTAAAGTGTTTTTAAATAAAGACCTACATACTTAAAAAACTAGAAGGATAAAGCGCAGGTTTTAGTAGGGTTTACCCTGTGCTCCTTCTCTTACTATGGCAAAGAAACCTAAAAAGAGAACTCTTAAGCAACACAAAAATAGGATTGACCCTATCTTTTCTGAATACATACGCCGTAGAGACGCAGACAATGACTCAGGATATTGTGCTTGTGTTTCCTGTAATAAGCCAATTCACTTCACAGAGAGTGACGCAGGGCACTTTTTAAGCCGTCAAAAATTAGCTACACGTTGGGACGAACGCAATGTATACGCTCAGTGTAGAAAATGTAACCGCTTTGAGTATGGTAGGCAATATGAATTTAGCTTAAAGTTAGGAGCTGAACTATCTGACGAATTATTACAATTATCTAGGTCTACAATGAAATTAATGGACTTTGAATATATAGAAATATACGAAAACTTCAAGGCTAAACTCAAGAGCCTCAAGGACATACAAAACTTTTAATAAACTTTAACATTTCTTTAACACAATAAGCTTTTTTTATAGAGTTATTTTGTGTATGTTTGCCTCAGTGTGCTTTCTAAACAAAAGTGCAATGGAGCTGCTTTGGAGAAACGGTACAATCCTATTAACGGGCGGTAACCACAAAAGCAGTAACCACGAAGGCAGTAACCACAAAAGAACTTACTACTGCAGTAAATTATTAAATAGTAAAAGTATGGAGGTAAAAGAAAGTATGATTAAAAAGAAGTTAGCTAGGAAGAAGTTAGCTAGTAAAATGACAGTAGAAGATACTATTGAGTTGGTAGTATATATAAGTAAGAATACTGCATTTCTAAAGTCTTTTCAAAAGAAACAACTTAAGGACATAATGACTAAGGCTAATAACGGAGAAGCTGTCACTTTACAAGACAATATAAAACTTATTGAAATGAAAGGAGTCATAAGGGTATACTTAGTACCTAATCAAATGAATGTAACCTCGCGTAGTAATAGACTAGAAAGATACAGTTTAACTTACGACCATAAAAACCACATATAATGACTAGAGAAGAGAAAAAAGTATATATGAAGGCTTATAATAAAGCCTACAGGTTAGCTAATAAGGAGAAGTTAGCTGCTCAGAAAAAAAAATACCACGAAGACAACAAAGAGTTATTCTCACTTAAAAAAAAGCAAAAATACGAAGCTAACAAAGAGCCCGCAATTAAAAGAGCTAAAAAATGGTATAAAGCTAACAAGGATTTAGTAAAGGAGCGTAGAGACGCTAAGACAGATGATTTTTATACATTATACTTTATTCCCAATCACAACTATGTAGGCGTTACCAATCAGACATACGCTAGAATGAATAACCACAGAATCAAAAATAATAAAGATACAACTAATTGGACTACTATAAAAACCTTTAAAACAAAAAGAGAAGCCTTAGATGCTGAAAGATTTTATCACTCAATAGGTTACGAAGGAGCTCACAAACAATTAAAACTAATAAACCCTATAATATAAACACTATGAAACTAACTAAAAACCAATTAATAGACAGAGCTAATAACAAGCTAGAGGCGAAGCTATTTTATGCAACAAAGAAACTACAAGAGTATAAGATGGCCCAAGACGGTATACTAGACTACGGAGTATCTCAAGAGACTATCTGTAATATGATTGATAGCCAAGAGAAGGAACTACAGGTATTACACTACATAAATCATCGCTTAACCTTTAACGATTAATATATGAAGCCTAAAGACCGTTGCCCAAAACACAAGAGAGCTTTTACTATATGGTATCGTAATACTAATGAGCTAATTTGCTCTAAATGTAATGATATATTGATTAAAGGAAAAAAACTTCAAAAATAATTTCCTTCTAAGTAACTGCGTTCTAGTAAGTTACAAATTAATTCGAAAATATTTTAAAAAAAGTTGTAAAAAAGTTTGGTAGAAACAAAGAAAGGGTTGTATCTTTGTACCAAGCAATAACGCTTATAACATTAAAACAAAATATTATGACAGCAAAAAACTTAATCTCAAACGGAACTTGTACAAACGCAATCGCTAACGGACACCTAATCATCAGAACGTACATATTAGATGGTAGCAAATTCACAATGACTGAGTGTACTAAAACTAACCAATTCGCAATTGACGGAAGACTTTAATAAAATAAATTAAAAAAACCTTGTATAAACTAAAAAGAGTTTGTACCTTTACAAAAAAATAAATTAAACCCTTAAAAACAAAACATTATGACTTACGAAATTACAACTAAATTTATCGCAACTTTAACAGACCAATTACAAAATACATTTATGCCTAAACAAGTTAGCTTGTTGTTGCAAAAAGAAATACACAGATTAGAATTAACATTACAAACTATATAATTAAAATAAATTAAACCCTTAAAAACAAATACTATGACAGATAAAGATTTGAGAACAAAATTCCTAGCCTTACTAAAAAGAAATGATTTGACTAGAGAGCAAGTTCAAAACGCAACCTTCGAGATATTGCAATACAAAAGAAAAAACGATAATTGGAAGGACGCATTAATAATTAACTAATATGAACAAAAGAAAACAAGTAAAAGTGAGAAGAGTATTAAGAACTATTAACAACACAATAACTAATCTAGGAGCAGGTGCAGGACACGCTCTAAGAAACTAAAAACTAATTAAACCCTTAAAACTAAAAATTATGAAAAAAGTACTAATTACAATCGCAGCGGTATTAACATTAATGAGCTGTTCAAAAGAAGAAATGACAGAGACACAAGAAGTAAACTTCAATTTTACTCAGGCCTTTACAGGGGAGTACCTAAATAGTGAGACGTTTATTGACGGGGAGCTTTCAGACACTTGTGACACGACTTGGAGCTTTACGGCTACTTCAGTATTTATAAAGAGAGTAGAGAGCTGTGACGAAGACGCACAGGGCCAAACATCGGGCTTTACATTTGATGACACAACCTTATATATAGGACAGCCAACAAATACAGGCATAGTATTAATTGAGTATCCTTACACACAAGACGCAGACGGTAACTTAACACTTACATTACTTACAGGAAACTTTACAATAACTTATAAATTAACACGCTAAAAACTTGCACAGTATATAAATTTTACGTATATTTGCATAAATAATTAAACCCTTAAATACATAAATATGATTGACAAATTAGTAAAGATTCAAAACGAGCTTAAAGCACCTAAGAGCCAATACAACTCTTTCGGTAAGTATAGCTACAGAAACGCAGAAGATATATTTGAAGCTGCCAAGCCCTTAGCATTTCAACACGGACTGTTCCT